AAGCTGCCCCAGCTGTATTTGCAGCAACAGGACAACTTGCTAACGCATTTATTGCTGGTACTTCTGTTTGGTCATCTTTGATCGGTGCTTTAGATACAACTGGCCGACCAATCTTTACTGCATCTCAACCAATGAACGCATCAGGTTTATCAACACCAACATCATTACGTGGTTCAGTAATGGGCTTGGATCTATATGTTGATCCATACATGGTCTCAACTAATATCGATGACTCTGCATTCATCGTTACACCATCTGCAATCTGCATCTACGAGTCACCTAAGTTAACTCTTTCAGTTAACGTAGTGGCAACTGGTGAGATCTCCGTACTTCTATACGGATACTTTGCAACAAAGACCCTGATTTCCGGTGGTCTACAACGCTACAACCTAACCTGATAAGTTAGATCAATTCAGTAATCCGTAGGGTTTAGTAGCCCTAGCCCTACGGAGCTATTAGCAAAGGAGTAGAGATGACCGCAAGTTATGTAACTGTTGCTCAACTAAGATCTAATCTTGGTATAGGCACGCTCTACTCCGATGCCGATTTAGAAAGCATATGTCAAACATCTGAGGACTTACTTAACTCTTACCTATGGTTTAACACAGCACCAGTAGCAGGTGCAAGCCTTAGCAATAACGTTGCTACTGTTGTGCTTGCCAATCCCGGCATATTTGTAACTGGACAAAGCGTGACTTTAGCCGCTTGTGGTGCAACATATAACGGCACCTATACTCTCACAGGTTCATATCCTGGTAGCACAGTACCAACATCCATGACAACTGCATTCTGGAGTGCTTACGCATTCAGTTCATACCCTAATGGTTTTCAAGTTATACAATTTGCAAAGACAGCTAGTGATGATCCATTCCATCGCATTTTGCCATATGGCACAGCTACTGGCCCTGGCTATAAAACAGCTGCATACAATATAACACCAGCAGTAAACCAAGCAGCCATGATAATTGCCGTTGATATTTTCCAAGCACGTCAAGTGTCTCAGAACGGTGGCAACGGTATGGATGGCATGAGCCCCAACCGATATGCTATGGGCTACCAGCTTATAAACAGAGTGAGAGGTCTCATAGCACCTTACTCCAGCCCCAACACTATGGTCGGTTAATGACAGCTGCAATCACTACACTTAGATCTACTCTAGCCACCGATCTCACAAATAGCGGAGTTTGGAATATATTTTCATTTCCACCAGCCACACTTATACCTAACAGCGTTGTAATTACTCCTAGTGATCCATATTTAGTGCCGTCTAATGGTGATTACTCAACAGTAGCCCCTACCGCTAACTTTAAAATATTGATGGCAGTACCATCATTAAATAATCAATCTGATCTATCAAATATTGAAACTATGATAGTTGCCGTGTTTAATAAACTGGCCTCATCAAGCCTATCAATTAGCGTTACTAGCGTGTCCGCTCCAGCTATCGCAAGTGTGGCAAGTGGAGATCTATTAACAAGTGATATCACCGTTTCAATCCTAACGAGCTGGAGTTAAACAATGACACCTGAGGAAATAGCCTTCTTAATTAAGATAGGCCAAATAGACAAAGCACCATCAACCGCACCTACTAAAGAGAAAGACAAGGAGTAATCATGGCCGTATATCTAAATAATGGCGTATCCGTTGTATTAAACAGCGTTGATCTATCAGATCACGTAACATCTGTAACAGTTAATCAATCATTTGATGAACTAGAAGTAACAGCGATGGGCGACACCGCACATAAGTTTGCTAAAGGACTAGAGGCATCAACTGTTACTCTGGACTTCTTAAATGACACAGCTGCATCATCTGTAAATCAGACTTTAAAGGCTGCTTACGGTACTACTGTTGCATTAGTAATCAAGCAGACTTCTGCTGCAGTATCAGCTACTAACCCTTCATATACCACTACTGTGCTTATCAATAATCTTAATCAGGTTAATGGTGCCGTTGGTGATATATCATCTCAATCCCTTACACTTACTTGCAACAGCGTAATTACTGTTGCTACTGCATAAGGAGATCTAATGGCAAAGCTAAAGATAACAAGGGCTAACGGCGAAGTTTCAGAGCACAAAATTACGCCGGGTGTCGAATATTGCTTTGAATTGAAATATGGCTCAGGTATTAGCAAAGTCCTACGTGACCATGAACGTCAAACAGAGATTTACTTCTTGGCGCATGAATGTTTACGTAGGGCTAACGTTGTAGTACCTATGTTTGGCTTAGAGTTTATTGACAGCTTAGAAACTGTTGAAGTATTGGATGAAGAAAAAAACTAATACGGCGGGATAGTTTTTTATACACTATCGCATCTCTAGTTTGTGAACTGCATATTCCGCCGCAGGAGTTTATAGATATGGATAGTGACATGCTACGAGCAATCGTGCAGGTCTTATCCGATAGAGCTAAGGAGATCAAGAATGCCAGTAAAGCCAGTAGAGCTCGTCGGCATTGAGGATGTCCTAAAGGGTCTTAGTTTTATTGATGAGGATATGCACGCAAAGATTAGAGCTGCTATTAAACCTGCCATGTTAGCAATAAGAAACAAAGCTAGAAACCTTGTGCCTAGTAAAGTATTATCAGGATGGTCTAAACCAATATCAAGTGATGTTACATATAGACCATTTCCTAAATATGATCCAGCACACATTAAAAGTTTAATAGATTATAGCGATTACGAAAATCAAACATTTAAGAATGGGTTTAAGGTTAGCAACTATATCTACAACGTAAGCGCAGCAGGTAGAATATATGAGACAGCAGGTAGATTAAATCCACAAGGCCGCGCACCATTTACATCTATTCATGCTGAGGGTGCTGGGGTAGTAGCTTTGAAAGATAGCAGAGGTAGAAGCAAAAGTAGATCAACTTCATCTTATGACTCTAATAATCCATTTGCCGGTTATCAATTTGTAACCGCTATGGGGCCGCTAACAAGCCAATCTAGGATAAAGGGTATGCCAGGTGGTTCTAGTCGTAAGACTAAAGGCCGCTTGATCTATAAAGCATGGGCGCAGGATAGCGACAAAGTGTATAAAGTTATTTTAGATGCAATCAACGCAACAGCAACTAAATTTAATAAATCTACTCAAATTAAAAAGGCAGCATAATGGCCAATATAGTCGTCTCCGCTATTGCTACCTTTAATGGTAAAGGACTTACTAAAGGTCAAAAGCAAATCAAATCCTTTGAGAAAAGTGTCAAGAGTTTAGGCCGCACATTTGGCTTAGCATTTACAGCTGCAGGTATTGTTAATTTTAGCAAGAAAGCAATTAGCGCATTTATTAAAGATGAAGCTGCCGCTAAAGCATTAGAGATGCAGTTAAAGAATACTGGCTACGCATTCTCAGCACCAGACATAGAATACTTTATAGCCAACATGCAAAAGTTATATGGCGTGCTTGATGATGAACTACGCCCGGCATTTCAGACCTTGCTTACAGCTAGTGGATCAATTACTAAAAGTCAGAAAGCATTAAACACAGTATTAAACGTATCGGCTGCTACAGGTAAAACTGTTGAGGAAGTTAGCGCAGCAGTTGCTAAAGGATTTAATGGACAGACCACAGCCTTAACTAGATTAGGTGCAGGATTAAGTAAGGCCACATTAGCAACTGGTGACATGGATAAGATCATGGGCGAACTAGATGCAAAGTTTGCAGGTCAAGCCACAGCAAGATTAGAGACCTATGCCGGCAAGATGGATCAATTAAAAGTAGCTGCTGCTAATGCTAGTGAGATCATAGGTAAAGATTTATTAGACTCTTTAAGCAGATTGAGTAGCGATAATAGTTTAAGCGGATTTACAGGGTTGATAGAGGGCTTGGCTCAAAAGATGGCATCTTTAGATAAAGCCGTCTTTGGCTTTGTAGGCAATATGCTAGGTATAAAACAAAAGACTACTAATTTTTCTTATAGTCTAGGTGCTAATGCAGGTGTAGAATTGGCAAAGATACAAGAAAAGAAAAAGATTAAAGAGTCTATTGCCCTACGCAGTAAAGAAAATGCTTTGTTAAAAGGTAAAACTGCTGTAGATCAACTTAAAGAAAAGTTTGACGTAGATCGCATAGGATTACAAGCAGCACTTGCGGCTGCAACAGATGATGAAACCAAATTGAGATTAAAGGCTTTAATTGCTATACAAGACAATGATGAAGCGGCCGCTAAGTTAATTTTGGCACAAATGAACGCCGCTAAGTCAGTTACAGATCTAGCCACAGCTACTAAGGTTGCAGCCGACTCTATGTTAATGACAGCCGCTAAGTTAATGACAAGTTTAGGAGTTAGTCCATCTCAGGTTGGCGCAGGTGGTGCTATAACTGGTGCTGCAGCAAGTGGTGGATCTATTGGTGCTGATCTATTTAATGTTAAAGGTTTAGAGACTACTTCTATCAATCAAGGCATGTTAGGCACTAGCGCAGGTGCTAGAGAATTGAGCATATCTTTAGGCTTTACAGACACATCTAATATAACTGATGCTTTAACTAGAGCTGTGGCTGAAATTATGACAATCAATACTAAAAATGGAATAGTTACTGCACCGGCAGGTTTCTTGTAATGGCAGTACCAGTAGTCAATGCAGTAATTAACTTTAGCACCGGGCCAGCATTTGCTCAGGCCATGATAATTGGATCAGGTGTGTTTGGTACTAACGTGTTTGCCGATAGTGCTGGTGTGATCGTAGATGTATCAGATCAAGTAGATCAAATGCAAATATCAAGAGGCCGTAATGCTCTTACAGATAGTTTTCAAACTGGCACACTTAATATGCGTATTGTCGATCTTAATGGTGACTTTAACCCACAAAATACAACCGGGCCTTACTATGGTTTGCTTAGTCCAATGCGTAAGGTCGCCATTACTGCAACCTATGGCAGCACTACATATCCTTTATTTGCTGGCTACATTACAGGATATAACACACAAACCCCTAAAAATGTTGGTGAGGTAACTTATACAACTATTACAGCTGTAGATGGATTAAGATTATTAAGTAACGCACAGATCACCACAGTATCTGGCACATCTGCTGGACAATTATCAGGTGCTAGAATTGATAATCTATTAAATCAAGTTTCATGGCCAGCATCTCAAAGGTCAATAGATGCAGGGCAAACCACTATGCAAGCAGATCCTGGTACTGGTCGAACAGTATTAGCAGCATGTACCACAGTACAACTTAGTGAGTATGGCGCATTTTATATGGATGCTTTGGGCAACGCCGTCTTTAAGGATCGCCTAACCGCTACTAAATCTGTTACTGGCACGCCTGTAGTCTTTAACGATACCGGCACAGGTATCTCATACTTTAACGCTATGTGGTTACTCAACGATGCACAGGTATTTAATAAAGCATTTATTACAGCTACTGGTCTTGCTACTCAAACCGCCACCAATGCAGCAAGTGTGGCTAAATACTTTACTCATGGCTATACACAAAGTGATCTACTTATGCAAGATACCGATACTGCTCTTAATTATGCACGTGCCTATGTCGCCTCACGAGCTGAGACCACAGTTAGATGCGATGCTATTACCCTTGATCTTTATACCAACAATTACACTACCGGCACAATCGCAGCCCTAAACCTAGACTTCTTTGATCCAGTAACTATTACAACTACTCAGCCAGCAGCCGTTGGCACATCAACACTTACTAAAACTTTGCAGGTATTTGGCGTACAACACTCAATATCTGTGAACTCATGGAAAACCACCTTTACTACATTAGAGCCAATTATTGATGGCTTTATAGTAGGATCATCCCTATATGGGATATTTGACACCAGCGTACTATCTTACTAAGGAGATCTAATGGCAACATTCCCAGCAGTAACAGGTGACGTACTCACCGCAGCAATTTTTAATGGCCTACCAGCCTTTACAGTACAGACCGCTAAGACAGCAGATTACACAGCTGCATCTGGTGATGAGTACCAACAGTTAATACCTATGAACAAAGCAACAGCGATAGCATTTAAGATACCAACAGATGCTACCTTTGCATTTCCAACTGGCACAGTTATTACAGTATTAAATATTGGTGCAGGTGCAGTAACAATAAGCGCGACTACTTCTGCTACTACTACTATTTTAAGTGCCGGTACTGTGGCAGCACAGCCAACACTTGCACAATATAAATCAGCAGCAATAATTAAACAAGCTGTAAATGTTTGGTATGTAGTAGGGTCTGTTGCATAATGATAGGTAACATGATTGCAGGAACTTACGGAGATTCAGGTACACCAACTGTTAAAGCAACAGGCGGTACTATTGTTTATTTATCTCCTTACTATTATCACACATTTACTGGTAATGGAACATTTACTCCATTAGTATCATTAACTGCTGATTATTTAGTAGTAGCAGGTGGCGGTGCTGGTGGCGGAGCAACTGGCGGAATTGGCGGAACTGGCGGTGGCGGTGCAGGTGGTTATCAAAGCCTTAATACTCAATCTTTTGTAATAGCAACTGGATATGCTGCAACAATTGGTGGCGGTGGCGTAGGCAATAGTAGCACTGGTACAAACTCATCTTTAATTGGTGGTTTATTATCTACAACTGCAAATGGTGGTGGTGGTGGTGCTGGCGGAGCATTTGGTAATGGTAATAATGGTGGTTCTGGTGGCGGAGCAAATGCAAATAGCTCTACAAATAGAACAGGTGGAACTGCAACACAGGGTAATGCTGGTGGTAATGCGACTTCAGTATCTACTTTTCAAGTTGGTGGCGGTGGCGGTGGTAGTGCTGCCGTAGGAAGTAATGGTTCATCTGCCTCATCTGCAATAGCAATTGCTGGTAATGGTGGTGCAGGCACAAATTGGCAATCTTTAGGAACCTATTATGCTGGCGGTGGCGGTGGTAGTGCTGATAATCGCGTTACAGTACCGACTTATGGAACTGGCGGTGCTGGTGGCGGAGCAACAGCAGCCAATGTCGCAACTGGTGCAAATGCAAGTGTGAATACAGGTGGTGGCGGTGCTGGTGCAAATGATACTGGTGGCTCAGGTGGAAGCGGTTTAGTAATTGTGAGGTATTTAGGGTGAGTCATTGGGCAGAAATTAACAATGATAATAAAGTTATTCGCGTAACTGTTGGCGATAACAATGATCCAAATGGTGATGAAGGTTATCAATGGTTAATAGATAATCTTGGTGGTACTTGGATTAAAACAAGTTATAACGGCAACATTAGATTTAACTATGCCGGTATTGGCTATACCTATGATGAGGTGAGAGATGGTTTTATACCGCCTAAGTGCCATGATGAGGCTGTTGTCAATGACAAGTGCCTATGGGATTGCACAAATGCAGATCACACCCTGGCTTTCTAAAGCTGCTAAGCAGTTAAGGGATCAAGTTGATACCTGGTATCCAGATCGGGATACTGCCAGCGATGGGTGGGTGGGTGATAGTCGCCATGCCACTACCAAATCAGATCATAAACCAGACACCGATGGGTGCGTACGAGCCATTGATATTGATATTGACTTGGCTAAGCAAAAAGGGATCAGCGTATATCTTAGTGACCAGATCAGAGAGTGCGGCAAAACCGATAAGCGCATATCTTATGTAATACATAACTCACGCATAGCCAGTAGTAAGAAGGGCTGGGCTTGGCGAGAGTACAAAGGTTTTAACAAACATGAGCACCACATGCACATTAGCTTTACAAAGTTAGGCGATCAAGATGCTACACCGTTTGACATACCACTAATAGGAGGCAAGTTATGAAGTTATCATCTAAATCAAAGGCAGCACTAAAGTCGTATTTAAGAGCTGTGGCTGCATCGGGAGTTACTGTTGCACTAGCTGTCGTTGGAGATATTAGACCTGAGTACGCAGTTGTATTAGGGGCAGTAGTAGCACCGCTTATTAAGTCACTTGATGTATCAGAGACTCAATATGGTGTCGGCTCTGAAAAATGACACCGGCACAATGGGTCGCATTAGGCGTTGG